TTCTTTGGCGGATACTTCGACGTTGCCGAGTTTCTTGGGGGGTATGAAGGAATTTGGGATTCGGGGCATTGTAGGGGCTATTCTGAGCGATTGCGGGGGTGTTTAGAGCGGTTCATGCCCTTGAGTTGGACGTTGTAGAGCTTTGCGAGCGCCCAGACTCGTTGGCGGCTGACGCCGTAGAGTTCGGCAAGTTGTGAGGGTGAGAAGTTCGGGTCAAGGTCGTAGAACGCGATTTTGCGGCGGTTATGGCCGATGAACTGGCGCCCGTCGGTGAACTGGTAGCCGTGGATGGCGATGAGCTTGCGGGTCTTGGCCCACGAGAGCTTGAGGCGTTTGGCGGCCTCGGTGATGCTAAGGCCGGGCGGCAGACGTTGGAGACAGGCTTCGGGGGTCATTTGGACGGTTTTTTGTTTAAGCGTATAGGCTTTTATGTTTAAGCGGCTGCTGTAAATATCTGATTTTGCGGCAGTTCTTATTATTTCTATGCCGGTTTTTGTGGTTGTTTATGCCGTTGATTCCAGTGTTGGATGGCGAGTTCCTGCGTGTCTTTGAAGGGGCCGTAGGAATCGCAGTAGCAACAGTGGACGGCAAAGCGGTCGGTTCGGCTGTTGCCGATGCAGACCAGGGTTGCCGGGGTTGGGTTCTGGCCGCAGAACGGGCAGTGACGGAGCCGGGTGTCGGCGGGCATGACAGTTTTCTTGCCGCGCTGGAAGCGGGTGTTCCATGCCGTGACAGCTGCCGGGATGGTGTTTCGGATAGGACTGTGTGCAACGCAAGAGCTACAGTACACGAGGCAGGTTCCTAGGATGTCGGCTGGTTCTTTTGCCGTTTTACCGCAGAACGGGCATGGGAGGAGTGAGTTCATGCGCCTTTAACCTTTAGGTGAAGTTTCACAAAGGTATTGGCTTATTCCGAACAACTCGCCTAGAACACTTGACTGATTGTTTAATGAGTATCTGTAAAACTTCTTTAAGAACATTTGTGCAATGGCTTTGTCTGCGTTTGGTGTGTAGTGCCGGTATATCTTTTTTGATTGCTCATCAAAACTCCAAAGCCCAATCTTGACGGCGCGGAACGTGTCTAAGAAGCGCAAGGCTCTAGTTGCCGTGTTCACTGGCACAACTAGAATCGCAACGTTGGCATACGCTCGATACCGTGCCGCCTGCAACAGCCCGCGACGCCAATCGTTCATCTTCGCCTCGAAAGCGGTTGTAATGAAGCCGCCGTTTTTCTGGCGTGAGAAGATGACAACATCCGCCTCGCCGCACCCGTTAATGGCGACCTCTCGAAGTACCTTGAAGGAATCCTGGCTCCGTGATTTCATCAGTGCGGATAAGAACTCGTTGACAAACCGTTGCTCAGGCCCATTGACTCCGAAGCGATTGCGTTTCATACTTGGTTCCTTTCAAGGCGCAGTTTCAGTTCAGTGGAGCACAGTTTCTCGAACCGTTTGCCCCACCGGCCACGGTCTTTCATGTATTCCGAGATGAATTGCCGAATCTCGCATATCACGCTCAAATACGGGTGCCCGGATGCCCTGCAATCCTTGCATACGTGAATGGCACTCGGGACTGGTGCAAACACGTATAGCGGGTCAAACTGGCTAAGCAATTCCATGTTGGTATCTATGCTAACGATATGCTTCTTGGCGCAATCGTCGCAACAATCCTTGCGGCAGATAACGCACACGTAATGGTCTTCGTCTTTGATGCGGTCGTTGCACCAATCGCAGTTCCACTGTTCAACGACGTTCGTTTCTCTAACCTTCGTTTTCATGCTGCGGTTCCTTTCTCGTTGTTGGCCATACAATGTTCGGCCACTTGCGGTCGCCATACCACTCGTCTCGCCTCCGCGTGACGGCTTCCCAGGTTTGCAGGCAGCGCATCAGGTAGTCGGCCAGCAGGAAGTCGGGCGTGTTCGATTCGTTCTCGCGGCTGTGCTGGTTAAGCAGCGCCGTCAGTTCCTTTTCGAGCGGGGTTTTCATTTCTTTCCTTGTGTATTTACGTGTCCGGCGATTAGGCTCCAATTCCGTTTTGCCTGTTCCGTTGCGATTCCAAACGCCAGCCGAAGTTCGGCAAACACTTCTTCGCTGCAAGGAACCATGTCAATGTATGACAGCGTCCTCTCAATTAGGCACGTCAAAGACCAGTTGGAACAATGCGGCGGGTCAATAACGCCGTCAAAATTAACAGACACATGCTTCTCAAATATCCTCCTTTCACAAGCCGTTCAACGATATTGTAAATCTGACCAAGCCCGATCTCCAGTTGGGAGATGCGGGATGTTTCGTCCTCGCGCTCATCCTTGATTGCTTCACGCAGTTCATAGATGACAGACTCCAGGAACGCTGCTCTGTCCTTCCAGTATTCAATGCTTTCTTTATCCTCAATCTTGACGCTCATTCTACCTCCAATCTCGGTTGCATCTGCGCCTCTGCTATCCTGCGTTCTGCAATTGCGTAGTAGGTCGGGTCAATTTCAATTCCGATGAAGTTGCGCCCCGTCTGCACGCAAGCCACGCCGGTTGTGCCTGAACCCATGAACGGGTCGAGGATGGTTGTTCCAACCCTCGTGACTTCTGATAACTTCTTAATCAACTCGACTGGCTTTTCTGTTTGGTGGACGCGTTCTTTTGTAGTTGGTGATTGCATAGAAATTACACCCGGCAAACAAGGCAAGGAGTAATCCCAGCCAATTGCGCCTTTTGTTGCCCATACGAAATATTCTGCTTGATGCGAAAATCGTCCTGACATGGGACGAGCATTAATCTTGTCCCAAACGCCAATGCCACGCCAAACCCAACCAGATGCTTGAATCGTATTAGTTAAATTTGGTAACTGTCTCCAATCAGTAAAGACAATACAAAACCCGCCTGCTTTCGTTTTGTTATATGCGACGGTTAACCAAAGAGTTGCCCAAAAAGCCCACCCCAGCGAATCCCGACTGTCTCCAGAAAATTCATGCTCAACAGCCGGAGGATTTCCATGTGAACCAAGATATTTGGACGAAGTTGACGCGGTTCTGTCACTTCTAAACGCGCCCCCGCTCGAATACGGCGGGTCAGTAATCACCGCATCCACGCTCTTGTCGGGCATGGAGCGCATGACTTCCAAGCAGTCACCCAAGTAAAGTTGCACGCTCATTCCTTAACCTCCAATCCTCCGGTGAAAGGCGTCGCCAAACTTGAGTTTGATATTGAAATAGCTCGTTCCGTCATCGCGGCGCTCAAAATCAATCCTTACAGTAGCAAACAACTTGGATTCTAGGGAAGGAGACACCTGGTGTGACATTCCGAGAAACGGAATCTCAAGTTCCCTCATCGCGTCCAGAATCCTTCCGGCGTTAGCTCTGATTGTGATTTTGTCCATGTCAGTATTCTTTCTTGTCTATCCGTTTGCAGTACCATTCTTCCCACGTTTTCCCGTCCAGTCCTTTCGGGTGCATAAATCCAGCCCCGCATACAAGCATACCCAAAGTTGACACTTCGTACCGATTGCCATCGTGTGATAATCGGTAAGATGTTATGACAGCGTGTTCATTCAAGACGGCATTGGCTTTCAACCGTTTCCGTGCTATTTCAATCGCAAAAGCTGCCTGCGATTCTGTCAGGCTGACGATGCTCGTGCCAAATCCGGCAGCGGCATGGTTTGGGATTAGCGGAATAACGTAGTCAACAAACTTCACGCCATCCTGAATCCATCCGTTGCCAAGTCTCGTGACGCCGGTTTTAATCATACGCCAACCTGCCGTTCGGGATTGTGTGCAAGCTCTGAGTATTTCTGCTTCACGCTTCAGTGGTGTTTGCTCGGTAATCTCCCTTAACATGCTCCCCGGCGTCACGTATTTCGTGCGCGGCCCGCTTTGTTTCGTGAGATATATCCGTTTCTTACACGTAGGTTTCATTCTTCGTTTCCTTTCGTTTCAGTCTCGCATTCTGCGCACGGCGTAGCGACTGGTGCAGTAGCGTTCGCCGTCCGGGAACTCCACGAGGATGCTGTTCATGCCGCCGCGCACCACAACCCGGCACGGCTGGCCTTTCCGGTGCGGCAATCGCGTGCGCCAGAACCAAACATGGTCATAGCGCGGGTCAATTTTGGCTGTCATCGTTGGCGTTCCTTTGACTGGTTATTTTCTAGTTGGTTCACTCATTTGCTTTATCCTGTTTCTGTGCCGAGGTTAGTATTCTGTCCTCAAGGTCGCCTCGGGCTTCGGCGTTGAGCTTGCTCAGGATGTCCGCGCCGCCCACGCGCACCGCCAGCAGTTCAACCGTTTCCGGCTCCGGCGGGTCGTAGTAGGTGGCGTCGCATCCGGGATGCAGCAGGTAATCCACTTCCACATCCGTTATCAGGGTCGTTTTGATGGTGTCGGCTATCGCACTCATGGGTTCAGGCTTTCGGTTCGGTTTCAAGGTCAACAATGGGGTCCTTTTCCCAACTGGCAATTTCCACCGCCAGCTTGTCTTTGATGGCTCGGAACTTCTTGTCCGTCTCGCACTTGCTGGACACGCTGCGAATCGCGTGCATCACCGTGCCGTGGCACTTCTTCCCGAACCGGCGTGCAATCGCGGTGTAGCTGACCCCGGCATGATGCCGTGACAGATACATTGCCAGCATACGCGGCACGACGTAAAGCTCCTCCCGGCTCCGGCTCAGCATATCCGAGATGGTGATGCCATACTCGTTGGCGCACAACCATTGGATGCTGGTGATGCGGCTGATGTTGGGGGGCGGCATGTCACCATTCGCCAGCGGGAACAGTGAACTGCGGAGTTTCTCAACGGTCTTTTCCAAGGCGACCAACCTGCGTTCAATCTCTTGCTCGTTCATCGTTTTATCCGTTTCGTTGTCTCAATTCGTTTCCGGTTATGTGACCATTACTCACATAATCACCCCTATAAATGCCCTAACTCCGCAAAGTTGTCAACAATAATTTCATTTTTTTCTTCACCCCCAAAACCGTCGGCGGAGGAGAAGCCGCAGGAGGTGCTGGCGCAGAGGAATCCGTGGGCACCGGACAGGGCGTCAACCTGGTCATCGTGGCGGGCGACCGGGAAGGCTTCCGCCTCGCGCAGGAAGGCGTCGTTCCAGCCCCCGCGCACCATCTTGACGTTGCCCGCCTCGGATTGTGCGCTAACGGGTTTGGCGCGGGTTTCCTTGTTGCCCGAGGCAGTCTCGAAGCGGACGTTGTAGCCGTCCAACGCCCGGCTGGTGACCTGGGCCTCGTACACACCGGCACTGGCCGGGTCTTGGTGGAACGCGACGGTCGTGTTGCGTCCATCCTGGGCGGCGTAGGCAACCATTGCCTCTGTGACCTTGCCCGGGGTGCAAAACATGCGGGCGACGTGCTCGATGTAATAGACGCCTTGGGAATCGCGGGACATGAGCAGTCCGACGGTGGCGTCCGGGTCGGTTCCGGGTTTCTGTTCGGAAGCTGCCCTGTCCCAGAACCGGACGCGGGCGACGATGTTATCCGGCACCTTGTCCACGAGGCCGAACCATTCGCGCCGGAAGAAGTTGCCGCCGGTGGCCCGGATGTTCCAGTTGCCGCTCAGGAGCCGTTCCCGTTCCACGAGCGGGAGGGCCTTGAGATTGGCGATATAGGACGGGTCACGTTCGAGCAGGAGTTTGTTGTCCGTGACCTTGGCGGGGATGAACGTGACGCTTTTGGGGGCGGAGTCGTTGCCGAACTGCGCGATGAGTTCCTGCGCGGAGTTCGCCCATGTGAGAGCGTTGTCAATGCGGACAAAGTAGCGGAGCACGCCGGCGCGTTCGGGGATGGGCAGGCCGGTGACGGGGTCAAGCCACCACTCGATGAAGTAGCGGAGCCATGAATCCGAGTCCGGGTTAGTGGTGGCCCGGACGTAGGGTTTGATGCCGCAGGTGGAGCGGTTGCGGGACAGCAGGTAGAAGAATTGGCGTTCGGTGAACTGGGTGAGTTCATCGAAGCAGAGCAGGGCGATTTCGCTCCCCTGCCAGCCGTAGGCGTCGGCTTCGAGTTCGAGTCCGGCGAACTTGATGAGGGCGCCGGATTGGAACCGCCATTCAAGGGTTTGCTCGCGGGCCTCGGCGCGGAGGCGGGTATAAATCTCACGGCTGCTGTCCCATAACCCGCCGGGCTGGCGTATCATGGGGACGGTTCGGCGGAACACCACGCACCGGAACTTGGGGTTGGTGACGTGATAGAACGGTTCGAGCAACAGGGCGTAGGACTTGCCTCCGCCGGCGGCACCGCCAAAGATGGCGATGTCAGCTTTCGATTGGAGAAAGCTCGTCTGTGGCCCCGGTTGAGGCCGAATCTCCGTTGGTGTCCGTTTGGCTTTCAGCCCTCTCTGTAATCTCTCGTACTTCGTTTGCATGGGTTAATGAATCGGTTTTCTTGGGCAGGACAACGGCGACCATGTTGGCAAGTGGGTTGCCTTTGTTGGACACTTCGACACTCTGCTTGCCCGGGCCGAAGAATACCGGGTGACAGCGTTCGAGCATCCACGCCGCCGCCCGCCAATCCCGCGAAGAAGCGTCCCGAATGATACCGAGGCGTTTGGCGATGCCGTTGGCCTTGGCAATCTCAATGATTTCATCAAACTCAACGCTGGCCTTCCGCCACTGGTAGAACGATGCCTTGGTGATACCGGCCACGCGGCAGGCATGGTCTTGCGGGGTTCCATCCGCGATGCACTGGAGCAGGGTCTTGAGTTGGTGCGGTGAGAAGAAGGGCCGCTTGTATTTGTGGCTCCGGTCTTGCAGCTTGCGGCACAGGGCAAAGATGGGCAGCTTGACCTGGGTGAGTTCGATGCGCTTGCCGACGGCGGCCTTGGTGAGGGCATCTTTGGCGGTTTTAGCTGGTTCGCTCATTCGGGTTTGGTCTAAGAATAATCGGGGTTGCGGTTTCGTCAACCATAAATTAAAAACGCCACAGCAGCCTTGTTACCCACCGGAGGCTCGGCGGATTTCTCCCCGCCGTTCAATGCTGTGGCGCAAAAAGGTGTCAGGACTTTGACGATTGAATCTCGCCGGTCAGCTTCACCGCGTATTCAGGCGGCTCGAAGCAATAAGGGTCAGTGAACAATTCGATGGGCGTGATAGTACGGGCCGGGTCTTGCAGGATGCCGAGTAATTCGAGTTGCGGCTCCATTTGCAGGACGCGGGCGCACAGTTCAGAGCACATCTGCTGTTGTTTCTTGTCGCCAATGGACGTGACCAACCGCTCGAACCAGCCTCGGGTCAGGGTGCTGAACAGCCGGCCCACGATGGAACCGGCTACGGCGTGCATGGCCACCAGCCAATAGCCGTATTTCTCGCCTACATACTCCGCCGCGTGCAGGGCGATGCGCTCGCCCATGTCCGTGTTGTAGTAGCGTGGGCGTCGAATCAGGACGGCAACGTCCTTGTCGGCCAGTTTCGATGATAGATTGCCCCGCGCAACGCCATGTGGGAACGCCTCAACCGTTTCATCCGCGCCGGTGACAATAAAGCAATGCGTCGGGCGCGGCACCTTGGGAAGGGCATCCCATTTGGTGAACCAACTGATGCCGGCGGAGACAAAGCTCGCCTTGGTCACGGTGAACCCGATGTAGCCTACGTCGTAGTTGGCGCCAAAGTAGGGCTTCTGCTCGGCAATGTTCATCAAGCTCATGGCGTGCGGGGGATGTTAGGGTGTGACGGCGGTGGCAGCGGCGGTTCCGGCGGCTTTGCCAGCGGCGGAGGCTACCGCATCCGAGATGGCGTTAATGATGTCCACCTGCGCCTTGCCGCTCATGCTGACCACATCCGGGTTCATCTTCACATCGAGCTTTTCAATGCGAAGGTGCATCTTTCCGGCTGGGTCGGCGGAGAGGTCAAGCCCTTGCAAGGTCGAATCCTTGGGACTGGACAAGGCAAACGGTTGTCCGCCAAGAGTGCCGCTGATGGTAGTCTTGGGCACCATGAGACAACCGCTGCCGATGAAGGCCAGCCCGAACAAAGTCAGGCACAGGCGCATGGTCATTCCTCCTCGGGTTCTTCCGGTTCCTCGGGTTCGGCGTCGGGAACGATGTCGTCCAGAGCCTGCGCCTTGGCCTTGAGTTCGGCCAGAGCGGTTTCGGCTTCCTCGGGCAGGTCAACGTTGTCCAGCGCGTCGGTTAGCTCATCAATCTTTCCATTGATTTCGCCAATCGCCTTGCTGAGTTGCGCGTTCACCGCTTCCAGTTCATTTTGCAGGTCACTAAGTTTAGCCATTAGTTCATCCTCGAATTGCCAGTCGGGGTTAGATTGGTCATCCGGCATGGACTGGCGCATACCGAGCAACAGCCCAACCGCAAAGACCGTTAACAGCAAACAGGCTGAAAAGATTGTGGTAGGGCAAAGAGCGTTCATGGGTGTCGTTGTTCAAGGGCCTTTTCCATGCGGGCCTGAGCCTGCCGCATGTTCTCGATATGAACGAGAATGGTTTGCACGTCCACGCGCATATCCTGAAGGGATTGCACCGTGGCCTCAAGTTTGTCCAGTCGTTTGTTGGCAACGGCGGCATAATCAGCCAGCGCACCGCTGCCCCGCGATTCAATCGCGCTCAAACGGTAGCTGGTGTTCTGGATTTGAACGCCGTGCTCGGCAAGGTTTTTGCCGTGACAAATCACGGTGTTGCCCAACCAAACCAGGCCCGCAACCGATAAACCGCTGATAATGGTCTGCAACGTGTTCAGCCAGCCATGTTTTTCTGAATAGGAGCTCATTGTCGTTTGTCTAAGATGCGGCGCAAGTTCAACTGTTCCTGCCGCAAATTGTTCAGTTTGCCGCGCAACGCTGGCAACTTGGCTTCGTCGGTTTTGGGGTCGTCCACGGCCTTCTCAACGATG